AGCGACACCACCAGACCAGAACTCAGAATCTACCAACAAGTTCTTAGCACCTACAGAAATATTATCAAGATTAGCTTTTACACTAGTAATCGCCTGACCTTGTGAAGTAATCGTATTGCCCTGTTCTACCACAGTTGACTTCAGCGAGTTCAATGCAGAGGAATCTGCCTTGCCGGCAATCGAGTTCTCAAGAGCTGTAATCGCCTGACCTTGTGAAACAACATTGCCATCAAGAGTTGCAACTTTCGAGTCAAGCGCTGTTAATGCAGAAGCATCAGCTTTACCCTCAAGACTATTTTGCAAACCAGAAATAATACTGCTTTGAGAATTAACCTGATCACCAATAACCAATACATCATTTTTTAGATTCTGTACCACCGATGCATCAGCTTTACCTTCAATCACCGAGTCTAAAGAGATCAACTTAGAAGTGTTTGCTTCAGTCTCTGTAGCAATCGTGTTTACACGAGTTTGAACATTTGACAACGTTCCATCTATAGATGCTTTGTAGTTGTCCAATGTTTCAGTCTGTGACCTATCAGCATCTTTACTGCGTGTGACTTCCTGAGTTAAACCTTCGTTAAGCGCTTTGACCTCGTCTCTACGTTCTGCTGTTTCAGTTGCAAGCGCATTTGTTAATATCTGTGCTTGAGAATGAGCAGCCGTTGCAATTTTATTGACTTCTACAACTAGATCTCTTGCTTCAGAACCGATTTCAATACGACTGATCAAATCTTGATTTAGCTGACTATCGGTAATCTGACCATCAAGTAATTCAAGTACATCTTTGGCATCAGATGTGGTTGTACCGTTTGTCCAGTCAGACCAGTCTCCGATATTCCCGATTCGATCAATCAAACGTGCTCGATAGAATTGAGTCAGATTAGGCTGTAGTCCTTGGATGACTGTGGTTGTGGTTGGATATGCAAAAGAACCTAAAGTCGCAATGTTGGATTTACTATCTGGTGAGACTTGGATCTCTACATAAGCTGTATCTAAAGCATTTGCTGGATAACTCCAATCCAGTTTCATACCAAATAAAATGCCAGTTGCCAGGATAAACGCCACTTTTGGTGGTTTACCTTGCTTCCCTGTTAATTCAGTTAAAATTGAATAGGTGGGTAAAGATGAAATATCAAAAGCACTTATCGCAATAACTCGTGCTTCATATTTACCAGCGTATATACCGGCTATCTCTGCCGAGTTATTTCCAGTTAAAGGGAGCTTTAGCCAAGTACCATTATCTTTACGCCATTCAACTTGATACTTGGTTGCACCTTTGGCTTGTGACCAGCTGATGACCATAGTTTCAACAGACATTCCTTGTTGAACCATTTGCTCACTGGAAATGCTGACTGATTCAACAGGATCTTGAGTTGTAGGGTTAATAATTGAAATTGGGCGATCATCAATAAATGCACCATGATCAATTGCATCAAACTTAGACTCATTGTGCTGAATTGCAGTAATGGTAAATTGGTGCTGTTCATCCTGAGAAATTGATACGACACGAAACTTCATCGTCGCTAGATCTTGCGCATCAATCACCCAAACATTTTGTGGAGCAACAGAATCGAATGCTGATACCACAGTAATTACTCTGCCATTTTTTGACTGAACTACTCTTGCCTGTGCCTTGCCATCTTCACCATTAACAATTAGACGGTCACCAGCTCGGCATACAACATCATCACGATCTAAGGTGATTTGCTTTAAATCAGCACTGACTGATGAAATACGCCCACCATTTGCACGACCAGCCAGCAACTCATCAGCAAGTTCAATCACTTTACCAGGTAATGGAATATAGCCATCCAACCCCACTTTAAAGGTGACAGTTCGAGTTTCGAGTTGTTCAGTTTTTAAAGCCCATTGACCAGTACGTTGTGCTTGACCTTCCGAGGTACAGCCCCATGCCTCTAGCTCTAATAAACGAACGGTTCTCGCCTCTGCAATTGACTTTTCATCACGTACAAAAACATATTCCGTCTTATAGCGATTTTGCGGATTATCCCAAGCAACTTTAACTGCATTATGCCGATCACGCGCACGTGTACCTGTGTAATTAATCCCCATAGCACCATCAATAATATTGGCGGATGTATAGGTGAACATCGTATCTTGTGGTAAATCAGCCTCACATACGATCGATGCACCATCCCAATAACTGATTGCACGAAATAAACCTGCAAGTTTGCTTAAAATGTCAAAAGCAGATTCAGCACTTTGAATGTATACATTACAAGCGAAACGTGGCTCTTGCCCACCTTTGCCATCTGGTACCAACTGATCACAATATTGAGCCAAGCGATACAATGACCATTTATCAATCATTTGCTCGGTTAAACGGTTACCCAGTGCATATCGCTTATTGGTACATAAATCATAGTAAATCCAAGCAGGATTATTGCTGTATGTACGCTTAAATAGACCGTCCCAAATTCCGATGTAAGTTCGGCTTACAGGATCATAGTTGCTTGGTACCTTGATCTTTACACCCTTTAGATCAACAGCAATTTTGGCAATATTCGAGAATGTTTCAGCATCATATTGCACGCCAATCAAAGCAGTATTTGGGTAAGCAAGCTTAAGATCGACAACCTCAGTAATGGCTTGAATATACATCTTATCGCTGACATATTCTGAGCTTGAATTTGGTGTTTTACGAGTAACACGAATCAGCCAATTGTTATTAGCTTCTGGAAGCCCAATTCGATGGGTACGTTCATAATTTGCTGAAGTTTTACCTGACATCTGAGTATCAAGCATTAACTCCCACGATCCGCCATCGGTTTGTACTTCAATGGTGTAATCAATCACAATACCCGAGACATCACCATTTTTAGGATCTTGTTGTTTTAAAGCACCAAATCTAACACGTACAATCACAGCATCAAGTGTAAGATTAGTCACACCTTTCACCCAAGGCGTATCACTTTTAAGTTCAACACCCACAGCAGTTTCAGATGCAATACTTTCAAAGCCTTCCATATAAGTTTGGTCATTGGTCCCTGATCGAAAATCTAGAGTGACATCTTGAAAGTTTCTTGCACCACTGTCGTTTTCAACGGGTGTGTCATCTAAATAGATAGACTTGTAGCCATTGGCTAAACCTTCAACTTCCCCTTCACTCATGCCATATTGTAAACGTGCATAAGTTTTAGATGCCGTTGTATCGTTAGCAACCTTAGGTTGTCTTTGGCTTTGACTACCACCTTTCGCACCTTTAACTGTTTCAAGCATACTTTTCACCACGCAATAAAAAAGCGCTTTACGCGCTTATATTCTTCTTAAAATTATTTCTTACCACCACTGCTGCCACCGCCTGTATAACCAGCATCAGCAGAACTAAAGGTATCGACTGCAAACTGACCCGCATTTACAATGAATCCACCGACTTCGCGCTGACCATACAGAATTGGAACTGGATTACCTTGTGCAATAGTGGTCACAGCTCCACCAAAGCTTTTATTAGCCCTGTTTCCGTCTTGGTTTTGATCTTGTGCATCCGCTTTAGGAGTAAGCATTTGTGCAATTCCGCCTACAACCATTCCTGCGCCTGCACCTATTAAAGCAACTCCTAAATTTGACGTTACTCCACCTGTCCAAAACCCTGCAACAATCAACACAGCACCAAGCACAAGCTGTAAAACACCACCATTACCACCAGCTCCCATAACTTTTGGCACAATCTTGATAACTTTGGCACCAGTATCAAAATCGATCTGATCTTCACTGATGTTTTCATCATCTTGAAAAATGGCAAAAGCTAAACCTTGTTCATGCGCATTCAGCATGAATTGTTCAAAGCCTGGTACTTGAACGGATAAGGCTTTGACTGCTTCACGGGTACTTTCAACAGCAAGCTTAAACTCCTTACCAAATTTCTTTCCCAATACGCCATAGAGTTTGATCGTTTTAAGCATCTTTGTGCCTCACTATTTTGACAACACGTTCTTGCCATTGTTGCCCAAAGATTTCACGCACGGACTTTCGACCATAAGGATGATGTAGGATTAATGGTCCACCAAAACATGCAGTGCTTTCTTCTGATTTGAGTTGCCATTGATCGCCCAACCAGATCACAGCATGGTTCGGGTGTTCTGTACGTCCAACATTACACACCAACATATCGCCATACTGCGGTTGACTGACTTCATAAAATCCCGCTGCATCTAGGTTTTCTAAATAAAGCGATTTATGATTTTTATCACTCCACCAATTATCCAAACGCTCAAAATCAATGAGTTTAAT